TTAGAGGATTAGGTAGAGCTTTTACTAAGAATTAATGGACGGAATACAGTTAGTTTATAAACTAAAGAAACAAATCGAAGAAACACAAAAAAATGTGCAAACCTATGTTCTAAATGGACAGGTTGACAATCACGAAAAATACCAATATATGGTAGGACAACTTCGTGCATACGAAGCAATTTTACAGGAAATCTCTACCCTGCTAACAAATAAGGAGCCAGAAGAAAATGAGTCAGGAACAGTCATCGATATTAACACCAAAAAATGATTTAATTGGTGTAAAGAAAACTAAAAAAGTTACAAACGAATCAACAAAATTACCCCAACCTACAGGTTGGAGACTTTTAATTTTACCATTTAAAATGAATGATAAAACTAAAGGTGGAATTTATTTAGGTGAATCTACTTTAGAAAAACAACAAGTAGCTTCACAATGTGGAAACGTCTTAGCAGTAGGGCCAGATGCATATGGAGATAAAGAAAGATTTCCAGATGGGCCTTGGTGCAAAGTTGGAGACTGGGTAATGTTTGCACGTTATGCAGGCTCTAGAATAAAAATAGAAGGTGGCGAAGTTCGTCTGCTAAACGACGATGAAGTTTTAGCAACAATCAAGAATCCAGAGGATATCTTGCATGAATATTAATCATAGGAGAAACTTATGCCAGAAGACAAAGAAGATAAAGTAATAGACATCCCAACCGATGGTCCGGGAGCAGAAGTTACTTTACCAGAAGAACCGGTTAAAGAAGGAGCACAAAATGTTGATGTTCCTGAACAAAAACCGGAAGGTGAAGTCGAAGTAAAAGACGAACCTAAAAAAGAAGAAGCTCCCAAAGAGCTTATTCAAGAACAATCAAAACAAGAAACACCTAAAGAAGAAACAAAAGAAAAAGAATTAGATGAGTATGGCGAAGGAGTTAAAAAACGAATCGCTAAACTTACTAAACGTATGCGTGAAGCAGAACGTCAAAAAGACGAAGCAACACGTTATGCACAATCAGTTTTAAAAGATAAAAAATCTTTAGAAAGCCGATTAACCAAATTAGATACAGGTTATGTATCTGAAATGGAAAAAAGACTTACTTCAAGTCTTGATGCTGCAAAGGCTAAATTAACTACAGCCAGAGAAGCAGGTAACATAACTGATGAAGTGGATGCTCAAAGAGAAATCGCTAAATTAGGATATGAAGAAGCAAGATTGGCTGAAATGAAACTTAATCAAGAAGCCAAAGCTAAAGAGAAGAGTGAATTTGTTAAACAATCAACAAATATTCAACAAGCACAACCTAACACTCAACAACCAGCTCCAGATGCGAAAGCAACTGAATGGGCGTCTAGAAATGCCTGGTTTGGTAAGGATAGCGCTATGACTTATACAGCGTTTGATATGCATAAAACATTGGTGGAAGAGGAAGGTTATGACCCACAATCTGACGAATATTATGGAGAATTAGACAAGAGAATAAAGCTTGAATTCCCCCATAAATTTGGTAATACTACAGAACAATCGACTAAACCTACACAAACTGTAGCTTCGGCTACGCGAAACGTAAAAAGAGGTACTGGTCGCAAAACTGTGAAGCTCACATCATCACAGGTAGCAATTGCTAAAAAATTGAATGTGCCACTTGAAGAATATGCTAAACAATTAAACGTAGAGGAGTAATGCATATGACTAAATCTAAAACTGAAGACAAAAAAGTTACAGAGGCAGTAAAAAAGGACTCTCGCGCTTCCGAAACAAGAGATGCTGTAAAGCGTCCTGTTGAATGGAAACCACCATCATCTTTAGATGCACCACCTGCGCCGGATGGATTTCGACACAGATGGGTAAGAGCTGAAAGTTTAGGCTTTGACGATACTAAGAACGTCGCTGGTAAATTAAGATCAGGATATGAATTAGTAATGGCTTCAGAGTACAAAAATTCAGGATACCCAATTATCGAAGACGGCAAACACAAGGGAGTGATCGGAGTTGGAGGCCTTTTGCTGGCAAGGATACCTAATGAGGTCGCCGAAGCACGTCAAAAGTACTATAGCGATAAAGCTAAGGAACGTGATGATGCTGTCAAAAACGATCTGCTGAAGGAACAGCACCCGAGCATGCCTATCAGTTATGATAGCCGCTCTAGCAAATCTTTCGGTGGTAAGTAAAAGTTTTTTAACAATTACTATCAACGAATTTAAATTAACCGTGACTGGAGGTCCGCAAGGACAGGTCACAAACGGAGGAAACAAATATGGCTAATCAAGATGCCGCTTTCGGTCTAAGACCGTTAAAGTCAGTTGGTCAAGCAGACGACTCCACAGGAATGAGTTCACATTGGATAGATGCTGGCGATGCTAGTGCTATGTACCAAGGTTCACCAGTTATTGCAGCTGCAGGATATGTAGATATTGCAACAGCTGGAGCCGTACTTAATATCGGCGCATTCTGGGGATGTTTCTACACAGATCCAACTACATTAAAACCTACGTTTAAAAACTACTATCCGGGAAGCATAACACCTCCTTCAAGTAAAGATATTGAAGCTTTTGTTTATGACAACCCAAATCAGATGTTTGAGGTTCAATCAGACAACTCAAGTGCATCAGCGCAAGCAGATGTATTTTCTAACGCTGACTTCGTGTCTTCGAGCATAGGATCAGGTAGTACTTTAAATGGGGTGAGTTCAGCTGAACTAGACGACAGCACAATTGGTGCTTCTAGTGATGCTGCTGCTCAAATGTTAATCCTCGGTGTTTCTCGTGATCCAAAAAATGATGATTTAACTGCCGCTAATGTAAATTGGCGTGTTTTAATTAATCAGCATTTATTTGGACATGGAGTTGGTACCGCAGGAGCAAATCCGTAATAAGGAGTAAACAACTATGGCAATATCACGACAACAACTCGTAAAAGAGCTTGAGCCAGGTTTAAACGCCTTGTTCGGCCTTGAGTATAAAAGATACGACCAGGAGCATAAAGAAATTTATACTACTGAGTCTTCTGACAGAGCTTTTGAAGAAGAAGTAATGTTATCTGGCTTTGCTAATGCATATGTTAAACCTGAGGGTTCAGCAGTTGCGTATGACAATGCACAAGAAACATTCACTGCAAGATATACTAATGAAACAGTAGCTCTTGCATTCGCTTTAACTGAAGAAGCAATGGAAGATAACCTGTATGACAGACTTTCGTCTCGTTATACAAAAGCACTAGCTAGATCTATGTCAAATGCGAAACAGATCAAAGCAGCTAACCCACTAAACCAAGGTTTACCTACTACAGATAACTTTGATTCTGGTGATGCAGTTTCTTTGTTCAACACATCGCACCCGACTATAGCTGGTTCTTTCAAAAACACGCTTACTACACAAGCAGACCTTAACGAAACATCGTTAGAGCAAGCAATGATCGACATTGCTGCGATGACTGATGAGAGAGGTCTTAAAATTGCAGCTAGAGGAATGAAAATGATCGTTCCTTCTGAAAACCAATTTAATGCTGAGAGATTATTAAAATCTCAAGGTAGAGTAGGTACAGCTGATAACGATATCAATGCTATGAAATCTATGGGAATGGTTCCTGAAGGTTACAGAGTAAATCACTATCTAACAGATACTGATTCTTGGTACATTATCACTGACGTGCCAAATGGCATGAAGTACTTTGAAAGATTACCTATCCAAACTAAAATGGAAGGTGACTTCTCAACAGGAAACGTAAGATACAAAGCTAGAGAAAGATACTCATTTGGAGTATCTGACCCTAGAGGTATCTTCGGTGTTGAAGGTGCTTAATAGGTACTAAAAAATTAAGGGGCCGCCTCAAAACGGCCCCTTTTTAATATAAGGGTGAATATATGAAGAAATTCCTAGTAAAAATATGGGCTTATGATCATACTTCTACTTTTGAAGTAGAAGCTGAAGATAATGCTGCATCTATTGAAAAATCTATCCTTGACAAAATAGGAGAAAAGTCTATAAAATGGGAATCAACGGGAATGTTTTCGAATATTCCTAATAGAATAACCTATGAGGAGGTTATCGATGGTACAAGACCTGTACAAACAAAAACGGTCCTTGGAGTTGAGGTGGCAGTTGGAGTATGAGCAGTTTGGTAAATATACTCTTAACATGGTCGAAATTGATAACGCTATTAAAAATGTTATCACTGAGATTAAAGCTGAGGAACGTAAGATTGCAGATAGAGAAAATGCAATTCATAATGCTGCCCCCCAAGTTTCTGTGGCTACTTAAATAAAACGCCACATCGCTGAAATTGCGTATTTCTGCAGGGATCTCTTGCACTCTACTAAAATCTACTATATAATTTAATCACTATACAATTATTAAATAGGATACTGACGCGTATAGTCGACGGCCTAGAGACAGTATTCGGAAAACTAGGAGGATATAATTATGGCAACAACTACATTTTCGGGACCAATAAAAGCGGGAACGATTTCTAATACAACTGGAACAACAGTTGGAACTAATGTTAAAAACGTTGGTTTTGTAAAAATGGCTCAAACTGCATCTTGGAGTCAATCAACTACAGCTGCAGATACTGGAATTGTAATTCCAGCTAATAGCCAAATTACTGAGATCATTGTTAATATTACAACTGCATGTGATGCAGCTAATATTTCTATGGGTACTACATCTACATCAACTTCATTGTTTACTGCTTTAGCAGCAGGAACATCGGCTAATGTGTTTAAGTATGGATCTACAGGTACAATTACAGATGGTGATACTTGGGCTGATATAGGTTCAAGTGATTTGCCAATTTACATTGACTTTTCTGCTGGAACAAGTGGAGCAGGCTATGTAACAGTTGAATATATTCAAAATATAAACAACGCGTAATAAATAATTAAGTGCTCCTTCGGGAGCACTTTTAATAGGAGAAAATTATGTCAACAACTTTTACAAGTGACCAAACAACCCTACTTATGACTACTATAGCTGGTGACACTCTGGCAAGAGCAGGAAGAGCTAGAGTTACATCTATTCAAGCTAAAGGAGTTGCAGGCTATTTAAAATTATACGATGCAGCAACCGCAGGAGCAGCAGCCGTAAGTAATTTGAAAGCTACTTATAATTTTGGTACTGAAGGATTAGAAGTTTATGTCCCTGGTTCTGGAATTTTGTTTAAAGATGGAATTGTTTACCACTTAACTGGAACTAGCGGAAGTGCGACTGTAACTATCACAGGAGCGTAGGAGGTTAAATGGCTAATACGACTTCCGGAACATTTACTTTCGGAAAAACTTTTGCAATTGATGATATTGTAGAAGAAGCTTTCGAAAGAATTGGAATTCGTGGAGTAGCTGGTTACCAGCTTAAAACTGCGCGAAGATCTTTAAATATTCTTTTTCAAGAATGGGCTAATAGAGGCGTGCACCTATGGGAAATAGGAGATGGCTACTGTACTTTAGTAGCAGGCACTAACCAATACATTGGCTATAGAGCAAGTGCAGATGGAACTTCTACTTTATTAGATAGTGGAGGATCTGCTTTATATGGTGTGGACGATGTTTTTGAAGCTTCATATAGAAGTAGTGCAGGTACTACTAGTCAATCAGACAGTCCTTTAACAAAAATTTCAAGATCAACTTATTCAGCTCTTTCAAATAAATTAGCACAAGGACAACCTTCTCAATATTGGGTTCAAAGATTTATAGATAGAGTTACAATTACTTTATATACAACTCCAAGTTCAAGCCAAGCTGGAGATAGAGTTCAGTTCTACTACATGAAAAGAATTGATGATGTTGGTGCATATACAAATGCAGCCGATGTTCCTTATTACTATATTCCTGCAATGTGTGCAGGATTAGCGTATTACTTAAGTTTAAAATATGCTCCAGATAGAACACAGAATTTAAAACTTCTTTATGAAGATGAATTATTAAGAGCGGAGGCAGCGGATGGTTCGAGTAATAGTACTTATATTACTCCTAAAACGTACTATCCAAGTGTTTAATTATGGCAAGATATGCACAAGGAAAATTTGCATTAGCAATTTCTGATATTAGTGGCCAAGCATTTCCATGGAATGAAATGGTTACTCAATGGAATGGATTGTTTGTGCACTATTCTGAATTTGAATCTAAACAACCACAATTAGATCCTAAACCAAGTCAAGCTGATCCAACTGCTTTACCTAAAACAAGACCACAACAACCACCAGCTGATGCCTTAAGATTTTTAGAATTTAATCCTTTAGTAACTTATGCAGCTGCTTCAGGAATTATAAATGTTAAATCTTTAGACCATCAAAGAAGTTATGGAGATACTGTAAGATTTAGAGGTCCTCCAACTACTTCTCCTGGTACAGGTACACCTGATACAATTGGTGATGATGGACCTGTTGCAGGAAATCCCGTGGTTGCATTTGCAAACATTGCAAACGTAGATGGAATTTCTGGAGCAACAATTTGTAAAGCTGCAGGTTTTACAATTTATCCGGGAAAATATACTTCTACTACAACAACTTTAAATGGAGCTCTTGATGATTCTACAACTACTATAGTTTTAACTAGTGGTACAAATTTTACAGGAGTTTCTACTGGAGTCGTAGAACCTACAAGTACCAATACCAGTGGTACATCTACTTGGGGAATTTTAGTTGATACTGAAATTATTAGCTATACGGGAGTAAGTACTCATACCTTAACAGGAGTAACTCGTGGAGCTTTTGGATCTACGGCTGCTGCTCATGATACAGGAGCAACAGTAAGATTACTTAAGACACCAGCGAACTGGTACCATTTTAATAGTACTGGATCCGCAACTTCAGGTGGTGTAAAAGGTGGAGCATGGAACATATCTTCTGGACCAGTAACTTTAAAAACGATAGGACCGCAATAATATGCCAGCAGGATTAACATACACATTAGCAAATTTACAAACCGATCTTAAGAATTATACTGAAGTTGATAGTTCAGTTTTTACAGACGCGGTAATGAATAAATTTATTACAAATGCTGAAAACAAAATTTATAGAGCAGTAGATGCAGACCTAGAAAGACATTATGCAACATCTACTACAGTTATTGGAAATAGATATGTAACTATTCCATCGGATCTTAGAACAATTAGATATATTCAATTAAAAGATAGCTCTGATAAACAGGTTTATTTAGAACAGAGAGACCCTAGTTTTATAGCTACTTATTATGATACACCAAGTACTTCTTCTAGTACTTTACCTAAATATTACGCTAATTGGGATGAAAATTACTGGGTTGTAGCCCCTACTCCTAATGCAGCTTATGAAATTACTTTGGCTTATAATAAAAACCCTATAAGTTTAACTGATTCAACTAAGTCTACTACGGGGACTTATTTGTCTAATAAATATCCAGACCTTCTACTTTATGCATGTCTAGTAAATGCATATGGGTACTTGAAAGGCCCTATGGATATGTTACAATACTATGATAAAGCTTATAACGAAGCTTTAGAAACGTACGCGACTGAACAGATTGGTCGTAGACGCAGAAGCGAATATCAAGATGGTGTTATTCGTATTCCCCTTAAATCTGAATCACCATCTACTTATTAAGGAGATAAAAAAATATGGCGAACGTAATACCTTTTAGTTTTAGAAGTGAGCTTCTATCTGGAACGCATAATTTTGCGTCAGGTGGTAATACTTTTAAATTAGCATTGTATACAGCAAACCCATACACGACTTCGAGCACAGCTTATTCTTCAGGATCAGCTAATCAAGTAAGTGCTTCTGGAACAAATTATTCCACAGGGGGCAATACTTTAACAAGTCAATCAGTGACTATATCATCTGCAACAAGTTATGTAGATTTTGCTGATTCGACATGGTCGTCTGCAACTTTTACAGCTGCATTCGGAGTAATTTACAATAGCTCAGCGTCGGATAAATTAGTTGTCGTTTTAGATTTTGGCGGAAGTAAAACTTGTACTAATGGTACATTTAAAGTTACTATGCCAGATCCATCAACACCAACTGATGCTATCATAAGTATGAGTTAATAGGAGAGTTTAAAAATGGCTTTAGTATTAAATGACAGAGTAAAAGAAACTAGTACAACAACAGGAACAGGCACACTAAATTTAGATGGTGCTTCAACTGGATTTGTAACTTTTGTTGCAGGAATTGCTACTGGTAATACAACTTATTATACTATTCATAATCAAGGAACGGCAGAATGGGAAGTTGGTATTGGCACAGTAACTGATGCAACCCCTGATACTCTTTCAAGAGATACAGTTTTAACTAATTCTTCAGGTAATACTTCGAAGATAAGCTTTAGTGCAGGCACTAAAGATGTTTTTTGTACAATGCCTGCAAGTAAATCGGTTTACTTAGATTCGTCTGGTAATCCAGTAGGAGCAGCAAGCGCAGGTTTTGCATTAGCAATGGCGGTTGCATTATAGGAAATAAATATGGCACAAGATTTTAGAAACAGTCTAGTAAGAACAATTGGAACAAGTGATACTACTATTTTAACTGCAGGAGATTATGATGCAGTAATAGGTATTAGATGCTGTAATATTTTAACTTCAACAATTAACATTGATGTTAAAATTGCAAAAGGCGGAAATGATTACTTTTTAGCAAAAGGAGTCGTGATTCCACCTAATTCAGCTATCGAATTGATTCAAGGAGGAGCAAAGATTGTTTTAGCTAGTGGTGATGTATTAGAAGCAGTTAGTGATACGGCAAGTTCACTAGATGTTGTTTGTTCATACATCGATACTATTAGTTCGTAGGAGAAATTATGACGGCAACAATAAATGGAATCCAATATATTGGGGGGCAATATAGCCCTAATGATTTTATACCTAATCAAGCCTCAACTATTGAGGGAACTCAAACTGTTGTAAATGCAGTTCTTGCAGGTCCTCTTACTTTACCAGGCACAATAACAATTACAGGAACGGTAGTAGTAGTATAATGTCAAAGATAGAAGTAAACACAGTCGACGCACAATGCGGTAGTACAGTAACTATTGGATCTTCAGGTAAAACTGTAGCAGTTCCAGGTAATGTTGTTAAATCAAATGCTTTACAAGCTTCAGATGCGGGTAATATTATAAGTCAATCAGGTACAACTATTACTTTAGGTGCTTCAGGTGATACAGTAGCTTTAGCTACTGGAGCTTCTCAAACAGGTTTTGGTTCTGCTGGTCCAGTTGTAGATTGGCAAACAGGTTCAATTAAAACAGGAGATTTTACAGCAACAAGTGGTGAAGGATATTTTGTTAATACTACTGCTGGTTCAGTAACTTGTACTTTACCTGCTAGTCCAAGTGCAGGAGATTATTGTGGCTTTATTGATTATGCTAGAACTTGGGATACAAATTATTGTTATCTTGGAAGAAACAGTTCTAAAATTCAAGGAACTACTGAAGACTGGGTTGGTTATGAAAATGGTCAACAAGTTACTTTAATTTATGTAGATGGGACTCAAGGATGGCTACCTATTAGTGAAAATTTACAATCTTCAAACAATGTTAATCCATATGTGGTTGCAACAGGTGGATGTGTTACAACTACAGGAAATTACAAAATTCATACATTTACAGGACCCGGAACATTTACAGTTACAAAATTAGCTACCTCGGCCCCCAATAGTAACGCAGATTATGTAGTCGTTGGAGGCGGCGGCGGTGGCGGTGTTGGAGCACCTGGTGGTCCAGCAAATAAGAGAGGTGGCGGTGGCGCTGGAGGATATAGAGAATCTCCAGGTACAGCTACATGTTATACAGCAAGTCCAAAAGGAGCGGCTCCGGCTGCAGCTATCACTTTAGATGAAGGTGATTACCCAGTAACAGTAGGTTCTGGTGGTTCTGGAGGACTTACAGGATCTAGTTGTGGATGTGCTGGTTCTAGTTCAACTTTTTCAACAATAACTTCTGCCGGCGGTGGCCAATCTAGTCAACCTGGTGGTTCAGGTGGAGGTGGAAATTTTCCTGGCGGTGGCGGTGGAACAGGTAATACTCCTCCAACAAACCCGACTCAAGGAAATGATGGAGGTCCTAATCACGCTCCTTACAATTCCGGTAAAGCTGGTTCTGGTGGTGGCGGTGCAACAGCTGCTGGAAGTTCAAATTCAAACCACAACGGAGGTCCTGGTGGAGCTGGAGCTACTTCAGAAATAACAGGTTCTCCTGTTGCTTATGCTGGTGGTGGCGGCGGTTCTTCTAATAATTATGGTGGTGGAGGTGGTACTGGAGGTGGAGGCGATGGAAAAGGTGGCACTCCTCAAGGTCCCCCTTATGTAGGAGTTGCTGGTACTGCAAATACTGGTGGTGGTGGAGGCAGTGGAAGCTATACTAGTGGTGATCCTGAAGGTGGAAATGGTGGCTCAGGTGTAGTAATCATAAGGTATAAATATCAATAATTATGAGTGAAATAAAAGTAAATAAAATAACTCCAAGAAGTGATTGTGGAACAACCACATTAGGAGATAGTGGAGATACTTTTAATCTTCCTAGTGGAACAACTTTAACTGTTGCTTCAGGTGCATCAATTACTAACAGTGGAACAGCTACAGGATTTGGACAAACATATTCAGCAGTTTCTTGGGTTACAGATTCAATTAAAACGGCAACTTTTACTGCAGTAGCAGGTAAAGGTTATTTTTGTAATACAACAGGCGGTGCTTTTGAAATAGATTTACCAGCCGGAACAGCAGGTGATGTTATAGCTATAAATGATTATGCTAATACTTTTGATGATAATAATTTAACTGTTGATCCAAATGGTACTGAAAAAATTAATGGTGGAAGTGGACAAAGGATTTTATCAACTGAGGGATTAACATTAACTTTAGTTTATGTTGATAGCACCAGAGGTTGGCAGACAGTACAAGATTCTACTGATACTACAGCAGGATCAGATTATATAATTGCAACTGGTGGAACAGAAACCACTTGTGGTAATTACAAAATTCATAAATTTACTGGACCAGGAACTTTTACAGTTACAACTAATGCAGTTGCTGCTCCTGATAGAGTAGTAGATTATGTAGTGGTAGCTGGAGGAGGTGGTTATGGTGATCATGGAGGAGCAGGTGGAGCTGGTGGAATGAGATTTGCAGCTACACACTATACTCAACCCTCTCCATTAAAAGCACCTGCTGCTTTACCAGTTTCAGCTCAGGCATATCCAATAACAGTTGGCGGAGGAGGAGCTAAAGGTAGTTCTCCATCACAAGGTGCTAATGGCAATCCATCAATTTTTTCAACAATAACTTCTGCTGGTGGTGGAGGCGGTGGAGGTAGAACAGGAACACAAACAGGAAAACCAGGTGGTTCTGGCGGAGGAGGTGGAGATTATGCTCCTAGTAATGCTGGTGGCTCAGGTAATGTACCTCCAACAACTCCAGCACAAGGAAAAGATGGGGGACCTGGTAGTACAGGAGAACCTGGTGGTGGTGGAGGTGGAATTGCTGCAGCAGGAACTACTTCTGATGGTGGAACTGGATTACAAGATTCTATTACAGGAACTTCTACTTGGTATGCTTATGGAGGAAGAGGAGATGGTGGAACAGAAATTCCTACTGCAACTTATGGTCCTGGAGTAAATCAAGGTTTTGGAGCTGGGACTGGCAGTACAAGTAGTGCTGGCTCAAGTGGAGTAGTAATAATAAGGTATAAATATCAGTAAGGATATGGTAAAATAAAATTATGGCATCAACAATAAAAGTAGACAACGTACAAAATCAACCAGGAAATAATTTAATTAATAGATGTAGTGCAACTACAACTATTGGATCTGGAGCAGGAAATACAATTAATGTAGATGGTGCAACTGTAACTTTAGGACGTTGCGGTGGAACAGTTTCAATAGCAAGTGGTGCTACTACTTCAGGAATGGGTAGAACCGGTACAGTAGATTGGCAAACAACTCCTAAGACAGCAACTTTTACAGCTGTTAATGGAGAAGGATATTTTTGTAATACCGCAGGTGGTACTTTTGAAGTTGATTTACCTGCAGGGTCTGCTGGTGCAATAGTTGCAATACAAGATTATAATAATACATTTGATACAGCCGGAATAACAATTGATCCTAATGGATCAGAAAAAATTAATGGTGGAGATGCTGGTGGTCCAATTATTGTAGATACAGAAGGTGAAGGTTTAACTTTAGTATATGTAGATTCAACTGTTGGATGGCGAAGTATTCATAATTCTGCTTTTACAGATGCTGGAAGTAATTGGATATCAGCAACTGGAGGAACGATAACAACTTGTGGAAATTGTAAAGTTCATACTTTTACAGGTCCTGGAAGTTTGATTGTTGCTTCAGCAGCTAGTCCAACTGCAAATAGTGCAGCAGCTTATGTAGTAGTTGCTGGTGGTGGCGGTGGAGGCGGTGTAAGAGCTGGCGGAGGTGGAGCTGGCGGATATAGAGAAGGAAGTAATCAACCTATAACTCCTTATACAGCAAGCCCTATGGCTGCAGCTTCTCCAAGTGCAATAACTCTTACAGCCCAAACTTATCCAATTACAGTTGGAGCAGGTGGAACGGCTGCAGGAAATACTACAAACACCAGCGGAGCAAACTCAGTTTTTTCAACAATAACTTCTGCTGGTGGTGGAAGAGGTGGTACTATGGAAGGTGGACCAACTAATCATGGAGCTGATGGCGGTTCTGGTGGTGGTGGAGGTGGTGGCTGGCCAAGTGGTTCAACAAATGGTGGAACTGGAAACACTCCCCCTACAAGTCCAGCACAAGGAAAAGATGGTGCTAATGCAACTCTAAAAGCTGGTAGTGGTGGCGGCGGAGGAACTGCATGTGGTTCTCCAAGTTCTCCTGGAGGTCCAGCAGGTAATGGTGGTAATGGAACAACAACATGTATATCATTTCCAGGTCCAGCAGCTTATGCTGGCGGTGGAGGTGGTGGTACTCAATGCGGAAGTAAAGGTAATGGTGGTAGTGGAGGTGGAGGAGCTGGTGGTCAAGGAACTAGCGCTCCAGGAAATGTAGCAACCGCTGGAACAGTTAACACTGGTGGTGGCGGTGGAGGTGGTGGAGATAACGCTACAGGTGGTGCAGGTGGTTCGGGTATAGTTATTATAAGGTATAAATATCAATAATATTTATGTATTGTTTAAAAATTAATTTTAAGATATAAGGAGAAACATTATGGCACATTTCGCAAAATTAGGAGCTAATGGAAAAGTTATTCAAGTATTAACTCTTGATAATAAAGATATGCAAGATCATGAAGGCAAGGAAGTAGAAGCTATTGGTCAACAATATTTAGAGTTACATAATAATTGGCCTGCACAGATGTGGATTCAAACATCTTATAATACTAAAGCTACTAAACATAGTTCAGGTGATGACTCAAAAGCGTTCAGAGGAAATTACGCAGGTATTGGTTATGAGTGGGACGAAGATAATCAAATTTTTTGGCCTAAAAAACCATATGCATCTTGGGTAAAAGATACTACAACTGCAAATTGGAAATCACCAATAGGTGATGCTCCTGCTTTAACCGCAGAGCAACAATCACAAAATGATGCTGGTACTCATTTTTGGAAACATAAATGGAATGAAGCTGGTCAATCTTGGGATTTGACAGATTTAATGGCTTAATATATATAGGTATGTGGTATGCAAAAGAAAGTATTATCTGAAATAGCATTATATTATGGCGATGTAGCAATGCCGAAAGGTTGGGCTATTGACCGAGATAGATTACAACACGATATTTTAAAAGACCATCTTCAAAATTTAAAAAATTTTCCCTTTTCTCGAACACTAGATATGTTGATTACATATCTTCGTGAACATATTAATGTTGAATATGGTTTTAACTTAATACAAAAAGACATCTGGGGAAATGCTTATAAACCACAAGAAATTTCTGTTCCTTTATTAAACATAGATCCTGTTGATTTAAGAAATTCACCCGACTTTACTTGTCTTTATGGAGTAAATGTTAAAGATTGTAGTGTTAGAATACATTACGATTCAAACAGAAGAGCGGGGAGAAGCTGGGATATAAAATTAGAAAATAATAAGTTTATTATGTTTCCTTCCACTTGTATGTATTATTTAACCAATAATCAAAAAGAGAGTTTAAATTTCGTCCAAACCATTACTCAGGACTATATTTAATGAAGCTGTATGAGCACATTTTGGATGGCTCTATTCATATACAAAGAAATTTTTTTGAAAAAAGCATTTACGATAAAATGTGTAAAGAAATTACTAAATTAAAATATATTCCTGATCATCAACCAGCGTCTATGTATTTTGGGAATCGTTTTCAAGCTTGGCCTGTTAATGAATATTCTTGGAATAAATATAGAAAAATAATAATAGATAAGTTAGAAAAAATACTAGGGTGTCGAATTCAAGTATCTGAAGATGGTATTAGGATGAGAAAAATGATTACCTCAGAAATCTTAAAATCTAAAACTAATACTAAATATGCTTTAATACATAACGACCATTGTGAGTTTGCTGCGGTAATGCCTTTTTACCAAAGTGTTTCAGGTGGGACAGCTTTTTTTGAATATACTGTAGATAAATATCCAGATATTGAAATAGGAGCTTATCCTAATCGTCTTATTATCTATCACGGTAAAAGACTACATGCATCGTGCCAAGATTTTACTTTTAAAAATACTTATAAACTTAACATCTTTTTTAATAAGGCTTAATATGACTTTTATTGAAGAATATAAAGTATCCTCTTCTTTATGTGATAAACTTATAAAATACCATCAACAAAATAAAGAGTACAAAATTGTTGGAACTATTGCCGATGCCGAAGTAGATCTCGAAGTAAAAGATTCTACTGATGTCATTTTTTATAATGATTCTACACATCCTACCATCATTGAATTTTTTAATAGTTTAAAAACGTGTCTCCAAGATTATGTTGACAAATATATGTGGGGAGGACAGAAAATTCATACTGTTACAGGAAATCTTATTCAACATTATAAAAAAGGAGGTGGTTATAAAAAATTACATTATGAAAGAAGTAATTTAGAAACAGCAAGAAGACAATTAGTATATATGTTATATTGTAATACTCTAAAAAATGGAGGAACCGAATTTCCCTTGCAAAACACAACACTTCAAGCTACAAAAGGAAAATTAGTTATATGGCCTAGTGATTTTACTCACCCTCATAAAGGGGTCATATCTCATACAGAAGAAAAATATATTGCAACAGGCTGGTTTGAAATTATATGAATTTATCTAATTATTATTGGTTTTTTAAAGGAGTATTAACACCTAAGTTTTGTGATGAAGTTATAAAGTATGCTAATTTACAAAAAGAAGTCTTAGCTCGAACAGGTGGTTATGATAAAGAAATCTTAAGTGAAGAAGAAATATTTAATTTACAAAGAAAAAGAAAATCAGATTTAGTTTGGTTAAATGATACTTGGATTTATAAGGAATTACATCCATATGTACGTAAAGCAAATGAAATGGCGGGTTGGAATTTTGATTGGGATAGATCTGAATCTTGTCAGTTCACAAAATATAAATTAAATCAATACTATGATTGGCACTGTGATGCTTGGGACAAACCTTATGATAGACCCGGTCAACCAGACCATGGTAAAATTAGAAAGCTGTCTATGACTTGTCAGTTAACAGATGGTTCAGAATATCAAGGTGGAGAACTAGAATTTGATTTTAGAAACTATGATCCACATATGCGAGATGAATCGAAGCATAGAGTACAATGTAAAGAGATATTACCTAAAGGTTCTATCATTGTATTTCCTTCGTTTGTATGGCATAGAGTTAAACCAGTAAGGAAAGGAACAAGGTATAGTCTAGTTGTATGGCATCTAGGCCAACCATTTAAATAGTATGTATATAAATGATTATTTTAAGACCGCTATTTGGTCAGAAAACAAACCAGAGTTTGTAAAATCTTTAAACAAAGCTTCTAATAAATATATTGCTGAAGCTAGAAAAAGAGATAATAAAATTATTAAAAAAAATGGAGATTTTGGAACAAGTCATCATTCTACACCTTTAACAGAAGATAATGACTTTAGGGATTTTAGAGATTATGTAGGACAAAAGTCTTGGGAATATTTAGACCATCAAGGTTATGATATGTCATTATATCAAACCATGTTTAGTGAGTTATGGGTACAAGAGTTTTCTAAAAAAGGTGGTGGTCATCACTCTGCGCATATACATTGGAACCAACACGTATCAGGTTTTTATTTTTTAAAGTGTAGCGACAAAACTTCTTTTCCAATATTTCATGAACCTAGAACTGGTGCAAGAACAACAAAGTTAAAAATGAAACCAGACTTAAAAGGTGTATGGCCTGGTCACGAACTATTTCATATACGACCTAAACCAGGGACATTAATTATATTTCCAGGTTATTTAGAACACGAGTATGCAGTAGATTTTGGTATTGAACCATTTAGATTTATACATTGGAATATACAAGCAGTGCCAAAAGGAATGGCAAAACGATCTTAAATGAAATATATTAATTTTCCCAATGTAGGTATTCTCGAAGAAAAATTATCTCCCGAATGTATTAAAAGATTAAAAAAATATATCAAAGCTAGTAGAAAAAAAGCTAATGATGAGTTAGCAGGAAACATTACACGATCTAATCACTTGATAGATAAAGATAATTGGTTTTTTAATAATGTTTTAAGTACTTTCATAGAAAATTACATAAAAATTTTTAGTAAAAATGCGATCCCTTCTGTTTTAACTACAGACTGTAGATATAGTTTAAATAAATTCTGGGTTAACTTTCAAAAAAAACATGAGTTTAATCCCCCACATGATCACGGCGGAGTTTTTTCTTTTGTGGTATGGATTACAATACCAGCTTCTTATAAAAAAGAAAAAGAATTACCTTTTGTAAAAGAAAGCAATAATCCTTGTCCTAATACTTTTAGTTTTGTCTATTCAAATATTTTAGGAAGAACATCTTATTTTAGATATCTTTTGGAACCAGAATATGAAGGAACCATGTTATTCTTTCCTTCTGGTTTAGACCATGAAGTTCATCCTTATTATACAAGTGATAAAGAAAGAATAAGTATTTCAGGTAATATATCTTTTAATGTAGATAGCCCAGAAAGGACTAAAGATGTCATTTAAAAAAAATAAATATACAGTTATTCGTCAAGCTATATCAAGAGATTTAGCAAGTTTTCTAGCTAATTATTTTAATATGAAAAAACAAGTTTGTGATACTTGTTTAAAAGAAAGATATTTGTCCCCTTACGAAACTCTATTGGGTATATATGAAGCTTCAGCAGACCAAGGAGGCCAGGTCCCCCATACATATGCTCATTATTCAGATATAGCTATAGAGACTTTAATGTTAAAATGCCAACCAGTAATGGAAAAAGCTACAGCATTAAAGTTATATCCTGCATATACCTATGCAAGAATTTATAAAAAAGGTGATGAACTTAAAAGACACAAAGATAGATTTAGTTGTGAGATATCTACTACGATGAATCTAGGGGGTGATGAATGGCCCATCTATCTAGAGCCATCTGGTAAAGAAGGTATGAAGGGTATTAAAGTAGATTTAAAACCAGGAGATATGTTAGTTTATAAAGGAAGTGACTTAGAACATTGGCGAAATAAATTCAAAGGTAAAGAATGCATACAAGCTTTTCTTCATTATAATAATCGTAAGACACCAGGAGCGAAAGAAAATATGTTCGATAAAAGACTACATTTAGGTCTTCCTTCTTGGTTTAAACGATGATATAATTCTTTGATGGAGGCACGGCACCACCACATACCCCGTGTCTCCTTCTAAGGATTATATATGTTATTAGGATTTGACGCATTTGCAGCACAACCATTTGCCGCTTCAGGTAATGAAAATAATGTTACTCTTTCGGTTACAGGTAATCAGCTTACAGTCAGTATCGGAGACCCAGGTATTACAGCAGATTCTGTTACAGAAATACCTAATCCAACTCCACTTACTTTAGGTACTGGTACTGTTAGTTTTGCTATTGATGTAGATTTTACAGTCACTGGATCGGCTATTACTTTAGCTACTGGAACCGTTATAACAACGGCCGGAGCAGACGTATCAGTTAGCGGAAATAATGTTGTAATTTCGTCAGGAACTGTTACAATTACTGCTGACGCAAATGTTGAGCCTACTGGCATAGATTTAACCGCTGCTACAGGAACAGCACAAGCAATAACATGGAGTGAAATAGTCCCAGGTGTTAGCATGACTTGGGTAGAAATAGACCCAGGAGTATAAAATTATGGCATCAACTTATAGTACAGACACAAAATTAGAACTTATTACAACCGGTGAAAAAGCTGGTCAATGGGGTGGTATTACCAATACTAACCTACAAATCTTAGAACAAGTAGCATCAGGTGTTTTAGATGTGGATATGGCATCTGGAGATGTTACTTTAGCTTTAACAGATGGAGCTACTTCTAATGGAAAAAATCAATATTTAAGACTTTATGGAACTTTAACAGCAAATAGAACCATAACAATGCCTTCAGGATCAGACCGAGTCTGGATTATGAAGGATGATACTTCAAGAAATACTACTAATAATTATACTCTAGGAGTATTAACAGCGAGTGGTACTACTAAAAAAATACCTATTGGAGCTACAGTTTTATGTAAATCTAATGGAACTCAAACATTAATAACTATTCTTGAAAAAGGTTCTGTTGGAATAAATAATACATACACTCCTTTTGCAGCCGTAGCTGGAGATCAAATTTTTTGTGACACTTCTTCCAATGTAATTACTGTAACCCTACCAAGTTCACCTTCAACTGGTGATGAAGTAACCATTATTGATTCTAGAGGAAATTTTAATTCTAACAACGTAACTATTGATAGAAATGGTTCTCCTATTATGAGTGGAACAGGTAATGATGTTTTAGATGTCAATGGACAATCTGTTACATTAATCTATATAGATGGAACTAGAGGCTGGGCGTATAAGTCTAATACCGAAGCATTCCCAGCATAAGGAGCATAAAAGATGGCTCTTTTTGAAATGAAATTTCAACCGGGTGTCAATAAACAAGACACCGGCGTCGGCGCTACCGACCGATGGGTTGATTCCGATAATGTAAGATGGAGATATGGACTTGCTGAAAAAGTAGGTGGATGGTCTTCTTTACTTACAGACACTATTCATGGTGTAGCTAGAAAACAACTAGCTTTTACAGATTTAGAAGGAAATAGATACGTTGGAATAGGTACTGATAAATTTTTATTAGTTTATTTTGAAGGGGCACTTTATGATGTTACTCCTTGGAGAACTAATTCTTCAGGAGCTCAAATTACTTTTGGAGCTTCTACTATAACTACTAACAGTACGTCTCCCGGTACATCAATTACTATTACTACAGGATCAGATCACGGTTTAGAAGTAGGAGATATTGTTGCTTTAGAATCTGTTACAATGCCTACGGCTTCAGCTTTAAACAAAAACAATATTGAATATACCAGTACTGATAGACAAGTTTGTCAAGTTATAACAGCACCAAGTAATACTACATTTACTATTACATCTCCGACAGCAGAAACAAATGGGGGTGGTTCTGATTTAACTTCAGGAAGTGCCTGTATAGTATCTCCTTATCAAAGAATAGGACCTGCAGAACAATCTTATGGTTATGGATTTGGAATTGGAGACTATGGTGGAACAGTTACTGGAGTAGTAGATGATACATTAGACGGAGCATTAAACGCTGACACTGCTGGTACTGGTGGATCTGGTACAGCGGTTACAGTAGACTCTACTACAGGTTTTCCTTCGACAGGAACTATTGCAGTTGGAACAGTTCCCACTGCTGAGTTAATTACTTATACTGCAACCAATGCTACAAATTTTCAAAACATTACTAGAGGAGCTTTAGGAACAGCAACTCCTGGAACTTCAAATGGACAAGCTCATTCTGATGGAACCGCTCTTCAAAATGCAACTAAATGGACTAACTGGGGTGATGCAGTTAATGCAACAACAGTTACTCTAGAACCAGGACTTTGGTCTTTAAGTAATTGGGGACAAGTTTTAGTTGGAACAGTTGCTAATGGAAAAACCTATACATGGAATTCAGGAGTAAGTGGAGATACAAAATTTACTACACGTGCTTCTATGAACACAACAAGTTATGTAACTGCTATTAGTAGTGGGGACGGAAATCCAACAGCTACTAGATTTACTTTAATATCTCCAACTACAAGACACTTAGTTCACTTTGGAACTGAAACAACTTTAGGAGATTCAAGCACTCAAGACGATATGTTTTTGCGTTTCTCAGATGTCAATGCTCTTAATACTTTTGCACCAGAGGCAGATAACAGTGCAGGAGATCAAAGACTCCAAGATGGAACAAAATTAATGGGAGCCATTGTTGCTAAAGAAAACATTCTAGTTTGGACCGACAATGCTCTTTATACTATGAAATATGTAGGTTCTCCTTATACTTTTGAATTCGAACAGGTAGGAACTAACTGTGGATTAGTAGGTCAAAATGCATGTTGTGAAATAGATGGTGTTGCTTATTGGTTAAGTAATAATGGTTTCTTTTCTTTTGATGGTACCGTTAACTCTTTACCTTGTGTAGTGGAAGATTATGTATTTGATGACTTTGCAACTACCAAAGGTCAACAAGTATGCGCAGGAATTAATAATCTATTTACAGAAGTAGTATGGTATTACCCAGGAACAGACTCTTCTTATAATGACAAATATGTAGTATTTAATTATGGAGAATCAGGCAGACAACCTGGAGGTATTTGGTACACAGGAGTAAATACTTATTCTATTAGAACTAGCTTTATTGATGCCACGGTTTATCCAAAACCTTATGCTACTCAATTCAATAGCTCATCTACAGGTACTTTTCCAGACGTAGTAGGAGCTACAGGATTAGGCCAAAGTGTTTATTTTGAACATGAAGTAGGAACCGATCAATTAAATCCTGATGGTACAACAACTACTCTTACTTCTTATGCAACTTCATTTGATTTTCCTATTAACACGCAACAAGGAACTGGAGAATATTTCCTAGCTATGAGAAGATTTTTACCAGACTTTAAAACTTTAACTGGTACAGCTAAAGTAACTGTAGGAGTTAAAAATTATCCTTCTCAATCAATGACTAATAGTACCTATAGTCCCTTTAGTGTGACCTCAAGTTCTACTAAATTTGATACAAGAGCAAGAGGAAGATATGCTAATATTAAAATTGAAAATGAAAGCTCTGGTGAAAACTGGAGATATGGAACGTTTCAAGTAGATGTCCAAGCGGATGGGAGAAGATAATGACAAAAATAGTGGTAAGATTACCAGAACCTAAACGAGAATATAGTGAAGACAATCAAAGACAAATTAACAGAACACTTTCTTCTTTAATCCAGCAACTTAATTCAACATATCAACAACCTGAAAAGGATGATCAAGAAAGGTTTAATTTCTTTCTAAGCTAATGGCAAATATATATAAAAATATTCAAGCAAAAATAACCTCAGCAGGGTCTTACGATGACATGTATGAAGCCCCTACTGAGACTACTTCTTTAGTTAAAAGTATTAAGCTTTTTAATACTCATAGCGGAGCTTTAGATGTAGATATTAAAATTTATGATGCTTCAGGCACGACTGATTATGAATGGGATAAGGTCAGTGTTGGAGCTAGTAACAGTGTTAATTTATTAACCTTTAATAATATAATCATCTTAGAAGCAGGAGATAAAATTAAGATGCAATGTGCTACAGGAAATGTTATAAAAATGACAGCTTCTGTGCTACAGACAAGCAGAACATAGGAGAAATATGCCCTTTAAAGAACAAGAAGCGAAGAGTGAATATCAAATAATAGACGGTAAAAAGGTACACGTTATTACCCCTGAAGTAGAAATTACATTAACCAATACTGAAACAGGTCAAGAATATATGTCCGATAAAGAAGCTGACGACGACGTAGATAACCCAGAAACAGACACTAAAAGAGAGCATATTAGAAGAGATGTTAATGTTAAGATCTTAGACTTAGGTTTAGGTACCAAAAGTAATATATAAGATGATATTGACGATGATCAAAAAAACAAGTAAACTGGTAAGTTCAGGTGTAATCCCTGCGATTTTCATATATAATCATAGAACAAGGAATTAAAAATAATGGCCGATTGGTTAGACATAGCAAAAACAGGAATAGCAGCATTATCTGCATATGGATCTTACAAAGATCAAAAAAGAAAAAACGAATTACAACAACAAGCTTATAGTGACTACGTGCAGCAAGTAGCAGATGCTACTAAAGCAGCTGAAGCAGCTATTGCTGCTAATCTTACTCCTATGGTTGTATCAGGCGCACCTACAACGAAAGCAGACGTTACAGACTATACAGCAGCCACTGGTTTAAGACACGGTGGAATAAGCAATCTTCGTAAAGGATATGCTAGTCGAGGTTTTGTAGAAGATGATGATATAGAAATAATGGATGAAGAAGTTATAACTCCATATGATTTAAAAATGGAAGAAGGAGTTAACATCGGTGAACAAGTTTTTTATAATACTGGCAAAGGAGATAGAGCTAACGCTTTAATGATTTGGGACCAGATGAGTACTCCAGATAAATCTATATATGATTTTGATTTTGAAATTTTCTTTCAAGATGGTGGTTGGAGAGAAATGATTAAAGGTGAAGCACCAATGCCTCAAGGAGAAACTCAGATGGCTTCTCATGCAGGTAATGATGCATGGTTAGAGAATAGATATCAAGAATTATTAGAGTTAGGTTTATCCCCAGCAGAAGCAGCTAAAAAAGCTCAAGAAGAATTAAGTTCAGGTGATGTCCCAGGGCCTATGGCTACTGGTGGTGTTGCAGGTTTGAGACACGGTGGAAGACCGGGGTATGCTATGCGAGGTTTTGTGGAAGAACTGGATGTAGATACAGAAGAAAATCCGAGAAATCCACAAGATGATCCGGCACACCAAGCGTACAGGGAAATATATAGCGAGTTTATGGAAAAATTTCCAGGAATTGCAACCGGTGAAGAAACTATAGAAGAAATGATTGCAATGCTTCAAGCAGAAGAAGTCATAAAAGAGGACGTAGGAATTTTAGGATTAAATAGTGCAATGGATATGATTACACCTCAAAGTGCAGAGAAAAGTGCACAAAAAATATCTATGGGAGACACTCAATACGGAGATATACCTTATGCTCAAGGAGGAAGAATTGGATATAGATTGGGAACTCCAGACACAACAGACGTAGAAATAATGGACGAAGAATTTGTAGGAGATAACGAACTTAAAATGGAAGAAGGAGTTAAGATTGGTCCTATGGCAAAATCTCTAGGTAGGGAAGTAGCAATATTT